CTCCACCCGCGGCTAATCGCGCGCGCCAACGCCGGCGACGCCACGGCGGTTTTCCGCTTCCTCAAGGGTGTGTCCTAAAGGTCTCGCCTGAGACTATTCGGCATTTTAGTATACCGTCTCTCTTGAGACTATTTGCGGGTTGCCCTAGTGTGGTGGTGGGCAATCACGCCCGCAACGAAAGGGAACACCACCATGACGCTCGCCGAACTCTACCGCCAAAGCCCTGTAAAGAGGTCCCCCATGAACGAAACGCAGCGCTCGCTGATCACGCTCGCCTTGCGCGAAAAGGCGAAGGCCGATCGCGAGATTGCCTTCCGCACCCGCAACGATCGCCTCGCCTACCACCTGGAACAACAGGCCGCGCAGGCGATCGCGCTGGCCGAGCTGATCGAGGGCGCCGACGCGCTCACCGTCAGCACCAGCGCGGATCGGTGACGCCATGTCCTCGCTGCCGCAAATGTCTGCCTTTGAAGTGTCCGAGGCGCGCCGGCGTCTCGGCCTCTCGCAAGAGCAACTGGCGTACATGCTTGGTTTCGAGCGGCGCCACGCGCTGTCGTCGGTTGAAACCGGCGCCCGGCCGCTGCGCGCTCCACAGCAGCGGCTGCTGGAAGCGTATCTGGCCGGCTATCGGCCGGAGGATTGGCCCACCTGAAAGACAAAGCGCCGGCGGCTTCAGGGTTAAATGCCCCTATCCCGCCGGCGCTCGGCCGCTTTCGCAAGGGAACAACCATGAGCGAGCGCCCACCGTTGGAACCGTGCACACCCTACCCGCTTTTGCCTGCCCCCACAATCAAGGAACCGAAAATGTCCACTGCTGAAGCTCTCCAGGTGCCCACCGCCACGCAGCGCGCCGTGATGCACTCGCTGCACGTCGACTGCCGCAAGGCCGGGCGCTCTATCGCGATGATGCAATTCGCCGTGCTGCCGAACGGGGTTATCGTCTGTACGCAGCCGACCCAATTGCCGGTGCTGATCTATTTAGACGGCCGCCTAGAGGCGGTTTCCGCCACCACACCGCAAGCGCAGCGTCTCGTGCCTATTGCGCCCGACGTTGCGCGGTGCTGGAATGCGCAAGGCTAGGCGTTTCTCCGGTGCCGATGCCAAGGAAACGGGCGCCCGCAGTCCACGGCGGCGCCCGTTTCGCGTTTTCAGAACACCAGGCGAGCCACCGCGCTGGCCAAAATGACAACGGCCAGCACCCACGCCCACCGTGGAATTACCCCGGAGGGATCTTGAATAGGACCATTTTCCATTCTGCGTTGGTAAGATGCAGGAAAATGCCGGTGGCAACCGTCCCCACGAACACCACCACCCGCAACAGCACCGGAATGCGCAACAGCCATGACCACTTCCCCTTAGCCTTATGATTCTCCTCTAGTGTGTCTAGACGCTTCGTCACTACGCCACGCAAATCGTCAATGCGCTGGTTGATCGCGCTACGTCCTAACTCCGCCTCGCGTCGCCCGGCCTCGGCAATGCCGACCAGCCGGCCAAGTTCCTGGCGCGTTTCGAGTGCATTTTGCAGCAGCAAGCCCGCCAGGTCGGACATTCCGCATCCCCCCTATTTGATGGCGATACCGGGCCCCTTGTATCCAAAGTATGCCGCCAGGCCGCCGAACACGCCGCCGGCGGCGCTGATGGCCGCCGTCTCGCCCTGCCCGCGCCAGGCGGCCCATATGGCGAGCGCCGACGCGACCAGGTAACAGGCCAACGCTGGCCAGTTCACGACGTTGCCGGCTTGGGCGCCGGCTTGGGTGTTTGTCTCGGGCATGTGTCCTTTATCTCCACCAACTTTTGCTGCTGCAGTGATAGGTACGCGATGTTGTGCGCCACAATCGCCGCCCGCGTTTTATCCGTGTCCCGGCAGGAGAACTTGATCACCTCGAATGGCCCGAGGTTAGTCGTCACCGGCGGCGCGCTCGAATTGACCGCGCACCCGCTCATGCACCCGGCTAGCGCCAGCATCAGGCCGAGCAACGCGAGCCTTTGCAGGTGCCGGTGCAGCTGCCGGCGCTGCAGGCTCTGCAGGCGCCGCATCTGGCCGCACGATGATTTCCCGTGGGCTGAAATAGGGTGCTGCCGCCACGTCGCGGAAGGATGCCCGTTGGGCCTCCAGCTCGTTTTCCGCAGCACGCTGGCGGGCTTTCGCCGCAAGTTGATTGTCATGGGCCACCCCTGCTTTCAATTCACCCTGCACGGCCGCCTTGCCGGCGGCGTTTCCCTGGTGCTCACGCAACGCGCCATAGCCCTTGACCAGCGCCACGCCCAACGCCAGCGCGGTGGCGAGCTGCACCCAAAAACTGCCCGCGATTGCCGCCAGTGCCGGGCGGCCGATAAAGGCCGAGAGTGCGGCTATCATGCCGTTCGCCTTGTCAGAAGCTGACGCGAAACATGCTGTAGAAACACCAAAACGATCACACACACCAGGCCGGCGCAAGCGATCTCCACGGCATGATCCCATGCCCAATAGACGGCGCCGCCGATGCCGCCGACCAGGCTTTTGACGGTCAGGCGGTTGGCGTTGTAGAGCCCCGATGCTTGCTTCAGTGTTTCGTGGGCCTCGGTCCAGTCGATCGGCAACGGCGCCTCGATCGTCTGCGGCATGTCGGGCTCGGTCGCGTCCTCGCCCTCCATCGGCTGCAGAAATAGCGCCGCCTCGATCTTCCGCCGGCGCACCAGGCCGGGCACGTTCTTGACGCCGCCCGAGCCCGTCCAGCGCCCGAATTGCTCGGCCGCGCGTTCAAAGTCGCCGGCGTTGAGCTTGCGCAGAAGGGTGCTGGTCTTGAACCCGTCCGTGACTTTGCCGGTTTTCGGGTCGCGGCCGCCGCCCTCGCCGACGTTGAACACAAATAACACGCACGCCTCAAACTGGTGCTGATTAATGTCGACCGTGACCAGGCGCGTCACGATGCGCTCGCAGTCCTCCAGCTCGGCCCGCAGCGCGGTTTCTGCTTCCTCTTTCGTCCACACCATGCCGGCCTTGACGCCCTTGGTGCAACCCCAGCCAATCGTCCACTTGCCATCGTAAACCGGGTTGCCCTTGCCGTCCTTGCCGACCACGCAGCGGTAGGCTTCGCAGCTGCCGTCGCTGCGCGCCTTGTGGTAGCCCTCCAGGCCCTTGAGCGTTTCGAGCGCTTCGGCCGATAGCTTCATGCCGCTATCTCCAGCGCTGTGCCGAATACCGCATAGGTCCCGACGGTAACCGTGTTAAGGCTCGATTGCTGCACCGTGTAGGTCTGTGACGACGTTGCATTAGGCCAGTCAACACCGGACATGGCCATAGTGCCGTCGCTCTGCAGGTTGGCGCCGGCGCCCGAGACGTTGCCAACTACGTTGGTGGATGCCGTCGAAAGCTGTGTGCCGCCGCGCGCCAGGCGGTTAAGAACTTCAGAGTTGACGCCCGCGCCGCCGGCCGTGGCTTGCGCCCGGCCGTCGAACTTCAGCAGGATCACGTTGCACGCAGCAGTGGGCGTCACCGCAATCGATGCGCCGGTAACATTCGTCCACGTCGTGCTTCCGAGCGTGCTGCCGGACGCCGAATAGCAGCTTTTAGTCTGCACCGTATCGCCTGGCAGACGCACGCCGGGACCGTAGAGCCGCAACGCCGCCAGATTGGTGGTTGTCCAAGTGCCGGCCGTTAGCCCCAAGGCGCCCCATTCTGCATAGCCCAGCACCACATAGGCTTTCGACGTTACCGCCGTGCCAGTGTAAAACGTCTGCGCGTTGTCGGCCGCGCCCGCGCCGCCCTCCGCCGTTGACGACGCAATGCCGCTACTGCCGAGCGGATATATGGTCAACGCGCCGCTAGAAAGCGTCGTGCAGAGGATGGCGCCCAGCCGCAGCGTGCCGGCGTCGTTGAATGCAACAATCCACACCCGGAACGCCGTTGCGCTGGTGACGCCGAGCGTTGAGCCCGACGATAGCACCAGCGACGCCGCGGCCGTCTGCGTGATCGTTGAGGGCGTGCCCGTGGTGGCGGTGACGTTGGGAAAGTCCAGCACCACCGGGTTGCTTCCGCTCGGGTCGCTGCCGTCGGCGCCCTTGAGCGCAATCGTCAACGCGCTACCGGACGCACTGACGGCAAGCCCGAGATTTGACAACCGGTTGGCGGCAAATGCCGTGCCGCCGGCGGGAACGCGATAGTCCCCGTAGGCGCTGAAAAACTTGCCGGCCGCGGCATCGCCAGCCGCCGGCGCGGGCACATAGCCGGCGCGCCCGCCCGAACCGGCGTCGCCAGCCATCAGCCCAAGCAACCGCCCGACGCGGCCAGGAATGCGCAGCAGCATGTTAGCTAATCCGGTTAATGTAACCCCACATGGTGACCACGTTGGCCGCCGCCGCGAACACCGTCACCACCAGGCTGTTGGTCAAGGGGATGCCGGGCACTGCCAGGATGCTATCGCCGGCCGGCACCGTGAACTTCATCAGGTTGTCTGGGCTTGTCACGCCGCCGAATTCCACCGTAACGGCGCGGTCAACCGTGTCCGTATTCGTTAGATACATGGTCACTTCATCGAGCGCGGTGGCGTGCGACGTGTGGAACGTGGTGCCTAACGTGGCGGTAGCGACCACCTTGATAGGCTTGCCGTTGGTAGAGCCTGACGGGACGACTTTGGTGATGCTCATTGTTTGGTTTCCTTAGTTGAACACGGCTGCAGTGAGGGCGATTTGATCGCTGCGGGTGCGGCGGCGCGCTTCGCGGGCTGCAGCCGCCGCCTGCAGGGCCAGATTGCGCGCGCTTTCGGCGCGATCGTCGGCCGCGCGCGCAGCCCGGCGTGCTTTGTGCGCCTGCCCGGTGGTCTGCAGCGCCAGGTTGCGGGCTGTCTCGGCGCGATCGTCGGCCAGGCGTGCGGCCAGGCGCGCCTTGCGGGCTTCGCCGCGGGCCACCTGCGCCAGCGCATAGGCGATATCGGCCGCATACTGCACCGCCGCGATCGAGGTCACGGCCGCCGTGATGCGGGTGCCGAGCGTTTCGAGCGCGCGGCGCACGTTGCTCTCGGGGATTTCGCTCGATCGCGCCACCGTGACGTTTTCGGCGCTGATTTGCCCGCCCGGCGCGGGCTGCGTGGTCGGACCCATCAGAACACCCCGTGGAAAATGCACTTATTCAGGATCATGGTCGGCTGCAGGTTGCTGTGCGCGCCGCCGGCGCCGTTGTTCCCCGCGGTGGCCGTGTGGCTGTGGCTGTTGGACGTGAGGTCGAAATTGGTGGTCGAGCCCGCAAGCGTCGTGATCACATTCGTCGCCGTCGTGCCGTTGAGCGAGATAAAGTTCACCGTGATCCGCGTTGTCACCGTGTTGCCGTCGACCGTGATGCCGTGCGTGTGCACCGGCATTTCGCTGGTCGTTAGGGCGATGGTTTCGGCACCGGCCGTGGCGCCGAGCGTGGTGCCGACGATGATGCCGGCCAGGCGCGAAGCGGCGCTGCCGCCCATGTTATCCTTGCCGGCCACCGTGCGCCCGCGCAGATCAGGCACATTAAACGTGGTCGACCCATCGCCGCTGCCGAATTGCGTGCCGATCGCCGCGAACAGGTCGGGGTAGGTGGTGCGGCTGATCGCCTGGCCGTAGCACAACACGCTGCCGGCCGGCGCGGTGCTGCGCGCCGTATCGAACACATCCCCCACGTCTTTGCTGGTCACTGACAGCGAGCCGAGCACCACGAAACAATCGTTCGTGAGGTCATACACGAACGAATAGACGCTTCCGGCGCGCAACGCCCCGGCCGGCGGCACCACGCCGGTGGCGCCCGGCGACAGTTTGATGGATTTGGCGCCGAGGCTATCGACGTTGAGCGTCGGCGTGGCACCGCTGGCCACCGTCATCCGCGCCGCCACAATCATGCCGTCTGCGTAGGCGGTCCAGCCTTCGTTGGTCGTCACCGTGTAGGCGGTCGACGTGCCGCCGGTGGCAATGCCGCCGCGCGTGTCCTCGTAGTACTTGCGGACGGCCGCCATCAGCGCCCGCGCGCTATCGTTAAGCGTGCTCGGCGCCTGGCCTTCCGCAAAGTTGATATTCGTGTCGGCGCTGCCGTTGCTGGCGGCCGTTTTCGACCATGCGCCCTGTACGCCCGTTGCCATTATGCCAGCCCCCCTAAGCCAAATTTCATGCGCTGCATTTTAGGCAGGGCCGCCTGGCGCTGCTGCATCGGTTTCAGCTCGCCAGCGCTGCCGGCTTGCGCCTCGCGGATCAATTCTTCCACCTGGTCGCGCGTCATACCGGCCGGCTTGTCCTCCGGCTTTTCTGCAGGCGTGGCGCGCGCGTTATCGGTCGGCGGGATCGCCAGGCCGAACAAGCTTTCCGGCGCCTCGGGTGCCGCCGGCTGCGCACTCGCCACCGCATTGGTGGCCGAAACCGCCGGTGCGCTCGGCAGCGGCACGCCGCCCGGCACCACGGCACCCGGCGTTGCGGGCTCGCCTTTGAAGCCCGCCACCTTGCGCGCCCACAAATCCATGAATTCGCGCGAAGTCATGTTGTCGTGGCCGCCGTTGCCGTTGATCGCAGCGCGCGCCCACGCCTCGCCTTTCTGTTTCCCCTCGCCGGTGGAAAGCATGTTGCGCCAGGCCAATTCGTCAGGGTTGGCCATGTGTGCCGCCGCACCACCCTCGCCCTGCTGGTGCATCAGGTAGGCCTCAACGTCGGTCGGGTCGCGGCCATACTTGGACCGAAAGCGGTCCTCTTTATCTTTCACCCACGCCGCGCCGACGCGCGCGTTCTCGTAGGGGTCGAGCACCGAACCCTGGCCGCCGCGGCGCGCGAATTCGCCCGGCTGCATCTGAAACAGCCCCGAATAGCCAAGCCGGTTCACGACACCGGGATTGCCGCGGCTTTCAATCCACGCCATCAGCTTCAGGCGATCGGGGCTCATGCCGGTTTGTGCGGCAGCCTGGTTGATCGCGGCTTCCACGTCGCTGTTGAACTTCATCGGCCGGGCCCCATTTCATCGTTGGCCTCGCGCACGGCCGCGCCACGCGCCACCGTGCCCGCTTCACGCATGACACGCTGGGCCGCCGGGCTGTCCGAGCCCGTCACCTGGTGCGTCAGCCAGGTGCGCAGGTTGTCGGCCATGCTCGGATGCTTGGCGACATAGTTCACGCCCTTGCTGACCGCTTTCGGGTCCGCCGACAACAGCAGTTTCGCCACCTGGTTGGCCACCTGTTGGTTGGCCTTGCTAGCCGCTGCCGCGCTCGCCTGGCGGAAGCCCGCGCCAAGCAGCGCGCCGGTCAGCGCGCCCATTGGATCGCCGCTATAGAGCGCGCCGGCGAGGCCACCACCGGCGGCCGTCACGCCCATCGCCGCGAGCTGCCGCGCCGTGGTCGAGTTGCCGAACGCCTTGCGCAGATAGTCGAGCGCATCTTCGGCGAGCACCGTGGCCGTAAAGACTTCGGCCTTGTCCTTGCCGAGCACCATTTCCGCGCGCTGCTGCATGGCCGGCGTCGAATACATGCTGACGACGCTTGAATTGCGCCGCAGCTCCGGCAACTCTTTCAGGTGCCAGTCGATATAGCCGCGGCGGAATAGCTCGCGCTCGGCCGGGTTCATCTTGGCGAGCGCTTCGCCCACCTGTTCGTTCTGGTGCCGGCCTTGCCAGCTCGCGAATTGATGCCCGGCGTCCAGCGCGTTGCGGCCCTTGAAAAAACTCTCGGCCGTGCTGCGCGTCTCGCGGTAGGACGGCACCAGCGTGTCGAGGTCCTCGCGCAGCATTTCAGCGAGGCTCGAAAACCGCATGTGCTCGGCCTTGTCGGGCACCTTGCTGGCTAGCGCATCGTCGGCGCGCTGATCGAGCTTGCGCTTGACCATGTCCCAAAACTCAAGTGACGCCTTTGTGTCGCCGTCGCGCAGCTGCGCCCACAGCGGTTTTTTGGCTTCCTCGGGCGCCAGCGGGCGCACTTCGTGCAGCAGCTGGCTGCGCACGTTCCCCGTCACCTGGTAATCGGTGAGCGTCTGCGCGGCTTCGTTCACCGCTTTCTGCACGCTTTCGCTGTCCAGCATGTGCGTCAACACCGGACTATCGAGCGCTTGGCCGTTCTCGCTGAACGTCTTGCCGTAGCGCTTCCTGTTGACCTGGCTGGCGAGCTTGTCCAGCTCGGCGCGTGACTTGTTCGCCGTCAGCTTGCTGGTGCCGAGGTCTTGCCACATATCGGCCATGCGGTCAGCCTGGCCGTGGTAGCGCCCCTCCGCAAAGCGCTCCATCGGCTGGCGGGCTTCGCCACTGACGTTGCCGGCCCACCGCGCCAGGTCCTGCATCGGCGCGCCGCCGATATCGGCCACCCGCGTCAGCTTTTGCACCGGCAGATCGAGCACGCCTTCGGCGGTCGGGTCGGCCAGCAGCACCTTCGCGCGCGCTTCAAGCTCCGCCGGCGAGCCGATCGGCGCCCGCGTCGGGTTGTAGTCGGGCACCAGCTTTGCCACGTCCTCGGCCGAGCGTGCGCCCTTGGCGAACTTTTCGCTGACGATCTCGCCGGCGCGCGCGCGGGCGCCTTCCTCGGTCAACCCCTTGACCAGGTTGCGCGGGTTGCGCGTCACAAACTCAAGAGCGTTGCCGACGCCTTCCTTGATCTTGCCGCCGACGCCGTTGGCCGTGAGCCCGCCGAGGCCGGCGTTGATCGCAATGCTGGTGGGCGAGAGGCCTTGATCGCTGCCGGCCGCCACTTCCATGCCCTGGCGCGCCAGCTCGCCGGCGCCCATCGCCAGGCCGCTCGTGACCATTTTCTGGCCGACCGTCGTGCCGGCGCCGCCGAAGCCCAGCAGCGGCAGCGTGGCAAGCGTCTGCGTGCCCAATTCATCCAGATCGCGGGCGCTAAAGCCCGGCTTGTTGAGATAGGCCCACTCGCCACCAGGCGCGCGCAACAGCAGGTTGCCTTTGGCGTCTTTCTTCGCCTCCAGCCCCGGAATTTGCTTTTTCAGGATATCGAGCGCGGCGGCCGGGTCGCTGGTGATAGTCGAGCGCATGGCGCCGGCGAACTTGTCGACGCCATCGGGCCCCGCCGCCGGCGCCTCGGCCGGCTTGCCACCGCCGAATAGGCGCCCGAGGTCCGCTTTGATGTTGCTCGTGAGCGCTTCCAAGGTGCTGGGCGAGCCCTGTTGCGCCAGGCGCGCCAGCTCCGCCGCGAATTCGGGCGCGTCCTTGTAAGCCGGATCAATGTCCAGCTCGCCCGTGAACACATTTTTCACCTTCTCCCACGTGCTCGGCGCCGGTGCCGCGTCGGGCGCACTCAGCTGCGCCGGCGCACCGCCAGGGATCAGGTGCTCATAGCCGGTGGCGCGCGCGGCACCCGGTGCGGCCGGCTTTCCCGCTGCTTGCGGGATCAGCTGCTCATAGGGGTTGCCCATTACTGCACCCCAACCATGCGGTTGAATTGCTCACGCGTCACCAGCGGATCGCCGCCGCGGCGCAGATACATTTTGTAAACGTCCTTGACCGGCGCGCCGGCCTTGGCAGCACTCAACGCGTTGTCCAGCTCGGCCTTTTGATTGAAGCCTTGCGCGTTCTCGCCGTGCTGGCGCTCGAAAGCGCCAATCATGCGATCTTTCGCATCCTCGATTTCGTTGTTGATGCGCTCCAGGTCCTTGCGCGCCTGTTCCGCAGTGCCTTTCGGGCTGAAGGTGCCGAACGATTTCGTCAGCCGCTCGCCTTCAATGTTAGAGATCGGCCCGAGCGATGCGCCCGACTGCTTGACGCCGGCCACCGCGTTAAGAAAGCCTTTGTTTTGCAGCTGTTCGATCAGCTGCCAGGCGTCCGCTTCCTTGCTGCCCCGGATATTCGGCATCGTTCCACCCCAGATGCCGAAATTATTGTTGAAGCCGCCATGCGACACCGTGCGCTTGATTTGGTCCTGCAGCTCGGTCATGCCGTTGATCGCGCCGTCCAGCGCGGTTTTCGCGGCGTTGATCTTGTCGCGGCGCGCGAAGTCAAACGGGCTGCCGGCCGCGGGCTTCATGCCCTTCGCCGGGTCGCTCGGGTCGTTCCACTCGAAACCGCTCGGCAGCTTCGCCTGGTGCGGAACCTTGCCGTTGGCCACGTACTCGCGCCAATCGGGCGAGCCCTCTTTCAACCCGAGCGCCGGCGCCAGCCTGGCGCGGCCCGCCGGCGTCTTGTCGCTCATGCCGCCGCCTTCGGGCGTGATATCCACAATGCTGCCGTCGTCGTTCTGCCGCCACAGCCGGTCGTTTTCCTTGAGCGTGCCGGTTTTGGGCTTGTAGAGCTGGCCCAGCACCTGCTGCAGAATGGCCGGGTTCGCCATCGCCGCTTTCGCCGTCACCGGGTCGATTCCCTTGGACGTGAGCAGCTGCATGGTGTGGTTCTTGCTCTCGGACCCCTCCAGCGAGGCCCCGAACTTGGACATGATCGGGTCGGTGGCCATCAGCGCATTGCCAATGTCGCCCACGTCATCGGCCAGGGACCGCTTTACAGGGGCCGCCACGGGCCGCGCCGTTGGGGCGGGCTTCGGGGCGCTGGCCGTCGCCAAGGGCGCTACGGGCGCATTCTGGGGCGGCGGCGGGCTGTTTTCAGGCATGGGCACGCCGCCGATGATCGCCGGCGCCACTGAAACGCTGTTCCCAAGCCCCGGCGGCACCTGCGCGCCGCCTTCCTGGCCCGCCATCAGCTGGCGCAGCAGCTCATCCAGCGCCGCCGCGTCGGGCGTGGCCTGGTCGACGTTGGGAATGCTGCCCGGCATCAACGCCGGGCTGAAAGGCATGTTTTGGCCGCGCATCGTGCTCATTTGTTCATTCCCTTCACGATATCGCCCACGCTGGTCAGGGCCCCAAGCGGTCCGAGCAACCCGAGCTTGCCGGCCAGCGACAGGCCGCCGCCGATCAGCGAGGCCGTGCTGGGCGTCTGCGTCGTCACCTGCGTGCTATTTCCGGTGGCCTGCTGGCCCGATTGGGCAATCGGCATGATCATCTGCAGCACCCGCGACATATCCTGCGCCGGTAGGTCCTTCATCTGCTGTTCAAGGTTGGCGATTTGCTCGGGGCCCCAGCCCTGCGCGGCCAGGTATTCCTTGGCGGCGCCGATTCCCTGCGTACGCTGCGCCAGGGCCGCCGCGTCCATCTGCTGGGCGCCGGCGGCCGTGCCGAAGCCCGCCGACTGCAGCGCCTGCGACGCGGCGAGCTGATTGCCCTGCTGCTTGGTGATATAATCGAGCGTCGCCGGGATCGCGACCGAGGCCACGCCCTTGGCCACCGCCATGCCGTTGCCCGGCGAGAGATCGCGGCCAGCGCCTGACCACTGCCGGTTGATGCGGTCCTGCACGTCGGTCGCGGCCATATCGATCGCGGCCCGTAGCTGCGGATCGTTGGCATTCACCTTGCTGCCGTCCGCATAGGGCGTGAGCTGCGATTTCATCGTGTCATAAGCGTCGGTCGCCATGCCCGACCGGCTTTCGGCCCCGAACATATCCGTGGTGAGCTTGCCGATATCCGTGAGCCACGGATTGCCGGCCGCCGCCTGCGATTTCAGGGTGCCGAACGCTGCTGTCTGGTCGGTCGTGGGCCCCACAGACGTGTTGGCCTGCGTCTGAATTTTGCCGATCAGGTCCTTGAGCGTCGGGATGGTCGGCGCCCACGCCTCGGACTGCTGGGCGCTGTCGGTTTTGACTTTCTTCTCACCCGAAAAGAGGTTGGACATTAGAGCACCCTTTCAAAGATCGGCCACGCACCGCGCAGCCCGCGCACCTTGTAGTCGGGCAACAGCCGCTTGTAGGCATCGCGCCCGACAAAGCGCACGCCGGCGCAGCCCATAACCCTGGCATGCTCTTGCATCTGCGCATCGATGGCGCGCGTCAGCCGGTGCACCCGGCCCTTGGGCGCGCCGGCGAGGCCCGCCACGTCGACAAAAGGCCGCCCGTTGTGCTCGGTGATGGCGGTCGCAAACACCGCCCGCAGCGCCGGCGGCGATTGGCCCTCGATCACAACCCACAGCATCACGTCGCCGCTCTGCAGATCGTCCACCGCCAGCCCGCCCGCAGTCACGCGGTCGGCGCCGACCAGCGCCAGCACGCCGGCGAGGTCCGCCGGCGACACCGGCAGCACGTTGAGCGATTGCACGTCTGCGATTGGCTGCATGTCACCCCCGGATGGAATAGGAAAACGTGCGATCGGTCTGCGCGTTGTTCGCATGCCGGACCGTGAAGGTGCCCGCGCCCACGTCGGCGCGCGCGATGTAGGTGGTGGCGAGTGCTGCCGCCGCGTTGGCGGTTTCCGCCGTGAGCGCGATGCGGCTATCCGAGCCGCAGTTTTTGGCCGTCACCACCGTTGACGTAGCGCCGGCGGCGAGCGTGAACGATCCGACCGCATGGCTGCGGCCTTGGAACAGCTCGCGCACCGCGTCCGCGATCGCGTCCAGGCGGGTTTCCCCCGAGCTGATGCCCTTGCCCGCCATTATGCTGCCCCGCCCATTGCCAAGGTTTTCGGGACCACGCCGCGCGCAAACGTCCAGCTGGTGCCGGCGGGAATGCGGATGCGGCCGCGCATGTAGCGGTTATCGATGCGCAGCGGGCAGGCGCCGAGGCGATTGCGCGCGCTTTCCGCCGTCCACGTGGTAGTGGCGTCAAGGCTGGCGCGGTGCCCAATCGAGCCATACACGGTTGCCGCGTCCGTGATGGGCATGAACCCACCCGTGAGCCGCAACCGCGTCGTCAGCTGCGATTGTTCCGGCGTGTCAATGATCGCCTCAAGCGGCGTGGTGGAAAAGAACGATCCCTTGTGCGCCGCGTCGACCACGGACAACGCCGACTGACCGCCCAGCGCGTAGTTGTCGAAGCTGGTCAGCATGGTTTCAATGTTGGTCGATATGCTGTCCAGCCCCTCCAGGGTGACGCCTGGTGCCGCCATCACGCCCAGCATTTCGCCCGACACGTAGGCCGGCGGTGCCCACTGCTCCAGCAGGTAATCGTAAAACAGCAGCATATCGAATTGACCGCTGGTGCCGCCCGTGGTTTTGCAGCTCCACACCACGAACGAACCTTTCGGATCGCCGCTCGCGACCACCAGGTGCGGCGCGGTGGCGTCCACCTGGCCCTTAAACCAACGGTCCACCTTCTCTTTCCCGATCGGGATCGGCGCGCCGCTGCTGTCGGCCATCACGAACCCTTGCGGCGCGCGATAGAACACGCGCTCGCCGACCACCGCCAGGCTGTAAGGCTCGGCGATGCCGCGGCCACCCTGCGCGCGCTCGATCGAGAAAATCACGTCCGAGCCCGGCTGATAGACCATGCGGCGCACCGCTTCATCTTGCGTGATGATGCCGATTTCACCGCCGAGCGCGCCCACCGTGCGCAGCGGGCCGCCGTCTGAAATGTCCTGATAGTCTGAGCTGTTCGTGCCTGGCGTCCACGTGGTCGGCGCGTTGAGGCCGGACCATTGAATGCGCAAGGGCGTTGAGGTCAGCCCCGTGAGCACCACGAAACGGTTGACGATGGCGATATAAGCCGCGCTCGGCGGGCTGCCGCCGAGGTCGGCAAAGGCGCTGGAGCTGGTCAGATCGAACACTTGCGGCGGGACGTTGCCCTGCACCGCGATCACGAACTTGTTGAATTGCGCGAATTGCCATTGCGCCGTGGTGCCGACGCTGGTGTAAGCCGCGCCGCCCTTGGAAACGTCGGTCCAGGTAAACGCCGTGTTATTGAGCTTATAGAGCCGCGTCGCCGTCGCCGCGAAGATGGCAACCGTGCCATCTGTGTTGCGGGCAAAGAAGTAGCCGCGACATGCGCCCGCAAGCGCGCCGGTAAAGGTGCCGAGCTGGCCCACCGGCCCGAAGCCATCGGCGCGCGGATAGACATTGCGCGCCGACGCCGTAAACCCCGCGTTGAGGTCCGACAGGTCGGGCTGAAAGGCGCCGAAGGGTATGAGCTGGCCGTCTGCCATCAGAAGCTGGTCGCCTCCACCCGGTTGGATTGCCCCTTTTGCCGGTTATTGAATTCGTCGCGCATGGCACTTTCGGCATCGAGCAACGGCACTTCGATCCGCTGCGCCAGTGCGTCATCGTGGATCACGTCTTTCGCGACCAGCCACTTCGCCTTTTGCCGGACGATGCGCTCGGCCTTGGTCATCCACGGATTACCGGCTTCGGCGTCGGTCGCGGGCTCGGCCACGGCAAAGAAGCCGCCGGCGCGCAGCGTGTAAACTTCATTCGGGATGGGATAGAGGAAGAGGTTTTCACCCCAATAGGCATAGCCGAGCGGCTCGCCGCCGAACGTGCCGTTGCCGTTGAGCTGTTCGAGGTTGTCGACGCGCATTTCCTTCATCGGCGCCGAGGCGCCATCGCGCAGCAGGTGCACCCATTGCAGCCGCTGCACCAGCGCGATCCATGCCGCGTCGCTGCTGGTGTAGACGTATTGATCGGCCACCGTCGTCAGCTGATAGGCGCGCGACTGCTTGAACGCCCACGGCTCTTTTTGATAGAGCGCGATCGCGTCGCTGATCGCGTACGCAATCTGCGAGGTCAGGTCCGACCGGACCAACTCATCCGCAATGCGCTCTTTCATAATGGCTAGCGTGGTCATCGTTCCCCCTCGGCAGTGATGCCAGGCACCGCGCGCAGCGCCTGGCAACGCAACACATGCGGATAGCGGCTAGCCGGGCCTCGAGGGGCGGCTAGCTGCTAGATCACGCGTCCGGCGGAATGTATTCCACGATAACGCGGGCAGCGCCGGCCGCGGCGTTGCTGTTCTGGCCCACATATTTGACCGTGAGCGTCGTGTCTGCGGTCGGGCACGCCACGGCGCTGGCGGCCGTTGCGAGCGCCGTGCCGGCCACCACGCCGGCGGTGCTGCCGTCGATGCTGGCAAGCTCGCCGGCGGTCTGGCCCGAGCGCTGCACCTTGATCAGATCGGTGCCCGTGTCGTCGAACGCCGTTTTCACGTGCGCGTAAACGCGCAGGATGGTGGCGCCGGACGGCACCGTAACGATCGCCTTTTCGGTCGTGTCGGTGTAGGTGATGTCGACGTAACCATAGTGCGGCTGTTGGGTCCAAAAGCGGCGCGCCTGCGTGGCTGCGGTGTTGGTAGCCATGTCTGTCTCTCCTGAGAATGAAAGGTGTTGGGTTGGGCGGGCGCCGAGGAACGCCCGCCCCGCGATGCCTCAGCGCCCTGTTAGGACTGGCGCACCGCATAGGAGGAAATGGTCACAACGCCGTAGTCCACGCTGTTGTAGACCACTTTCTTGCAGCCCCAGATGGAGAAGGCGCCGATCTCCAGCTCGCGATCGTGGTCGAAGATTTCTTCGGACCAGCGGTAGCGGTTGGCGTTGTCCGTGTTCGCCTTGCCGTAGCCGACCACCGCCGACTGTGCGCCCACCAGCACCGCGCGGCGCACCGTCGTGACGGCCACACCCGAGCTGCTGTTGACGCCCTGCGTAATATCCTGCGACTGGCGAAGAATGGTGTTGTTCCACTCGCCAAGCGCGCCCGTGTAAATGGGGTTGCCCGTGAGCTGGCCGCCCATGATCGCGCTCTTTTGGATATCCTGCCAGCCGCCGCTGGTGGCGTTGGTGCGCAGGCTGGTGACTTGCGCCACGTCCAGATAGAGCACGTGCTTCGGCTGGCCGCCGACCATGATCGGGCGCACGATGTTGTTGCCCGTCATCGCCAGTTCCTTGGCCTTGTCGATGAGCGACACCGTGAACGTGTCCGAGCTGCCCAGCCCCTGGTCATTACTGGCCGAGCCGGCGAAAATCTTGCGGCCGGCGGACGGTGCTACCACCGTGTTCATGCCGCAGAACACGCTGCCCGACGTGGCGCTTTCGGTGTTGGCCGGCGTGTAGCCGCACCAATGGTTGTGGATCGAAACAGACTTGCGATCTTTCCACCAATCCGCCAAAGCGTCTTTCGCTTCCTCGCGCAGGTTGAACGGCACGCGCTGGGCGTCGATGGTGGTCTTATTCTTGACGCCGACCACGTGGCCCAGCTCGTTGATCAGCAGGCTGTCCGAATAGAACGACAGCCCTTCGCCGTTGCCCTGCGCGCGCTGGCCTTCCGTGACACCGCGGCCCGAGAGGCGCACGCGGATATTGTACGTCACCTGGTCGCCCGGCCCTTTGCCGAGGTCGGTCTTTTCCTGGATGATCGAATTCTGATCTTCACCGATCAGCTTGGAGATATCGAGCGTGTCGCGCTCTGCCTGCGCAACCACCTTGCTCCACAGCTTGACCGCGTTGGCGTCATTGACGGCAAAAGAAGTAGTGGACATGGGCCACCCCTGGCTTGTGTTTCGTGCGTTTTTGCTGGTGCCGCGATGTCGCTCGCGACGGGCAGAAACGGACGCCCAAAGCCGGGCACCGGGTGAAGCGGTCCGTTAACGGCGGACCTACCGAAACGCTGCCCTCTCAAATGCGCGGGGCTGCGGGATATTCGCGCTTGCAAATCACTTGCTACACACCACGCAATCTAGATCGCGCCTATATGTCAACACGCGTTAACCATTATCTAGACGCGATCTAGATGGCCGTGTCATTTGCGACTCAGTTCCGCGTCGTCGCGGATCGCCTGTTTCCACTTCTCCAGATCGGGCGCAATCTCGCCGCACCAATCATACCGGTTTGTGGTCGGCCATACCGTCGCCGTCCAGGTGGCACCGTCGCCGCTCTTGTTTTGCACCACCGTAGGCGCCCTGCGCTGGCAACGCCCATCAGATGCCGTTGCCCGCGTCCAATGCTGGCACACCACACACGTCGCGTTCATATCGCTTTCCTTCACCCGAGCTTATAGACCGCGACCGCGATCAGCGCCGCGATCGCCAGCAGCGCCGGCAGCACCTGCGTTGTAAAGTAGCGCATCACACCACCAGCCGCAGATAAGGGTCGACCTCGGCCAGCGGCGGCGCCTGGCGCGCCCTGTTGGGCGCCTCCAGGCCCGCCAACAGCCCCTGCAGATAAGCGTGCTTCAGCACGTCTTTTAGGTAGGCTTCGCGCTTTGTCGGGTCTGTGACCAGCGCCAGCACCAGCAGCGCATGCACTGCATCCGCGCCGCAGTTGCGATCCGCCAAATCATGCACCGTCCCCTGCTTTGCCATCAGCCGAGCCCCGTTTGTTGCCGCCACGCATCCTTGCCCTTCTCGGCAATGTACTTGCTTCGGAACGCCTCGAATTCCTTTTGAGGCATGTCCACAAGGCGCTGCAGCAGCTCCTGCCCGCTCGCCGCCGGGGCCGGCGTGGTGCCGCCGCCCGTCAGCGTGGCGCCGGCGCGCTGGCCGCTGTTAATCTGCGCAATCTTGCGCTCTGCCGCCGCCGGCTGCGCCTGGCCACCAGGTGTTGCACTCGGTGCCGGGGATGCCGCCGGCGCGTAGCCAAATGTTTTCGCGTAGTCATACAGCAGTTTGCTGGGGCTGACGCCGCGCTGGAACGCCAGCGCCACGGCCGCATCTTCCTCTTGCTGCAGCCGCTGCGCAATTTCCGCGTCTTTTAACCCCATCAACTTCAGCTGGTGGCCGCGCGCCTGCGCCAGGTGCGAATAGGCCGCCGGAAAGTCGGGCGTCGAGGCCACGAATTGCACCGCGTCCTGCTGAAACTTGCCCAGCATGCTGGCGCGCGCTTCCTGCGCCTCGCGCACCTGCTTTTGTGCCTGCGTTTCCTGCACCATGCCGTTGACGGTCTGCTGCAGGTGCTCGAATGCCGCGAAAATATCTTCCTCGGCCTTCGGCGCCGGCTTTTGCTCAACGGCCGGTGCGGCGGGCGCTGCCGCCGGCGGCGCCTTTTCGTGCTTACGCAGCGCGTCAATAAGCGCCGGAATATCAACGCCGCCGTCGGGCAGCGAGCTGACGCGCTGCTCCAGCGCTTCCATGCGCTGCGACACCTGCTGCACTTGCTCGGTTGCAGCCTTGGCCTTGCCCTTGACGCGCAGGAAGGCTTCGCGCTTGACGAATTGCCCCTTTTCGTTGCGCACCATGCCGGCCGCGGGCGCCGGCTCAAAGTCTGCCTCGTCGTCCTCGGGCTCGGGCGCATCCGCACCAGGCGCCGGGGTTGCCGCCGGTGGCGGCGTGGCGGCCGGCGGCTCGGCGCCACCCGCAAAGCCGCTCATATCGGTGCCGCGCGAGCTGATATAGGCTTGCTCGGCGGGGTTCAACTCGGTCGACATATCCATAGCCGGCAGATCGCCGGCGGACCCATCAGCCGGCGCGAACACCGGCGCGTTTTTCAGCACGTACATTTGGTTTTTTCCTCGTTAAATGATCGGCGCGCCCGGTGCGCCGCCTGGTGCGCCACCTGGCGCCATTCCGGGTGCCATCCCTGGCATTCCACCCGGTGCCGGCATGCCGAACGGGGCTTCGGCCGGCTCTCCCAACTCAGGAACATTGCCCATGTCCACGGGCCCGCCCGGCAACGGCAGTTGCGCCGGCGGCCCTGGCATCTGCTGCGGCCCCATGATTTGGCTGGGGTCCATCAGATCGCTGTCGGCGTCGGGCTCAGCGAGCTCGTGCCCGATGGTCTGCTGCCCGGCCGCCATCAGGTTGGGAACCATGTTGCCCACGGCGGTGGCCAGATCGATCAGCGCGCCCGCCCGTGCGGCCGTCGCTGCGGCCCGCGCCTGGTCGGCACCGGCTTCCGTCTTTTCCGTCTCGGCGCGCAGCTTTTTGAGCTGTGCGGTTGCGGTTTCCAGCTCGATCGCCTTTTGGTGCTCGATCATGGGCGCGTCGGGGTTGGGCCGCTGCGCGATTTGCTTGAGGGCGTCGGTCAGCTTCGCCGGGATACCCGGCACGTAGTCCAGCAGCAGCGTGACCACTTCCGGCGTCAGCATGTCCTTGAGCGCGATCAGCAGCGGCTGCAGGGCCGCCCACACGCGTTCCTTGCTGTGCGGCGACTGCGGCGCGTCGGCCACGTCCACCTCATAGCGGCCGAGCGTCTGTTCCCGCCGGATCGCCATCGCCACCATTTGCCCATCCTTGCCGGCGATCGCGAGAACGCGCGGCATGTCGTCGGTCAGATAGTTCTGGATGAAATGCAGGCGGGTTTTCGCGTTCTCGGCGCGATACATGGACAAGCTGTCGAACAGCGTGGCCATGATCGTCAGTGCCGACTGCTTGCGCTGCGCCTCCAGAATGCCCGCCTGTTGCCGGTCGGCGAGCCCCATAAACTCCAGGTTGACGCCCAGCGTGTCAGCAAAGCTGTCTTGGCTGATCTTCAGCAGCGGCAGCACGCCGTTTGTGAGCCCGGCGCCCGGCTTCGCCATGATCTTTTGGCCCGAGATCGCGCCCTTGGCCGTTTCGGTAATGGCGTCCGCCTTGGCGTAGGTGCGCCGCGCCTCTCCAATATCCGTGAACGCGCCTTCCTCCGACAGGATGCCGCCTTTGGCCGTCGAATTGACGATATGCATCAGCTGACTGAAAAACTTATTCGACCACTGCTGCGGATCGCGCAGCACGCGCACGGCGCCATACCACGTGCCCGCCGTGTCGTCGGGCTCGTAGGTCATGGCGTGCAGCGTGAAACCGTTCTCTTGCGGTGCCGGGCCCACGTCGAGGATACGATTGCCCAGGAACGCCTGCCAATAGCGCTTGCGGCGCAGCGGCTTTTCGGTATGAGGCGGCAGCTCCAGCCCTTCGTTCTTGGCCCGCAGCGCAACCTCTTGCCATTGCTCCTCCGGCACGTCGATCGGCTCGGCGTTGGGGTCCGGGTTCGCCGGATCGGACACCTTCCGGTAAAGCTCGTGTTCCCACCATTGGATTTGCACAATGAACACTTCCGCCTTGGGATCGTGGGTCTCGCTAGTGCCGCCGAGCCGGGCTTCTTTTTCGGTCTGCGTTTTGGTGCTGCCCTTGAGGCCCGTTTCAATGCCGGATGCCCACCCCGCGTTAAGGTCGGACACGTCGACGCCGGGAAACTTCTCGCGCGCCTCAGCGAGCGTGTATTTCTTCACCCGGCCGATGCGCCGGCGATCGGAAAGGTTTTGCTCGCGCGCGTTCTTGTCCCAGAACATTTCCAGCGGCGGAACGCGGTTTTCCACGTACATGCCGCGCGGGTCGTCGTCATACTCGATCAGGCTTTCCCCAAAGCCCATCCCGCAGATGAAACAGTCACGGAATACGCGAGATTGCTTGCGCGCGCTGCCGCTGGTGCGGCTCATCCACTCGGAAAACCCCGAGAGAAATTCGTTTGCCTTGACCGGCCCTTCCTCGGCCGGATCGGTCGGAATAAAGGTGGCCTCTTGGCGGTTGTTCACCTCCAGGCCGTTGACCGCGCGCACGAACTTCAGGGTGCGATTGAACGTCACCACCGGCCGGTTGTTCTCGGCGAGCGCGGCGCGATCCTCGGTCGACCACTGGCCGGGCCCGGCCACAAACGAAAAGTCGCTGTGCGCCTCTTTCCGCCAGGTGGCACTATGGTCCAGGTCCGCCTCGCACCACTCCCGCAGCACGTTGAATTGCGCATGCGGCGCTTGCTTGCTGACCGGCTCGCCGTTGTCGCGTGCGTCGGGTGAATTCGCGGGATCGCTGCCTTTGGCGGGCGAGGTCTGTTGCATTGCCGGGCCCCTC